TTTGCCGATACCAAAAGAGGATCCAAGAGACAGCAAAAAGCATTGGACTTCCTGGATCTTTTAACCAGGATAAATGCGTGTTATCATGGCTCTCACGGAAAGTACTTTAGCGAGATGCGTAGGACTGGTTTTGACCCTGTAGAGACCGGAACCGCAAACCTTTTGTATGTGCAGCGGTATGAGCTAACGGTCAATGATGCTTCAGCTCAGGTATTGGAAAATGAATTGCAGTTTGAAAATATGGAGGTGATTGTAGAAAGGAAAGAAGTGGTAACCTTGGAAAAAGCCAATGATCTATATGATGTTCAATTGCCATAAATGTATCCTTCTACTGTTTTGGGCTTGAGGTCGTGGAAATCGGCGGTAGCATGTACGCACCAAATTGTGGTGTGTTTTTTAACACCAAATTCAAAATTTCTATCCAGACGTTGGAAATAATCAAGGATCTTTCCCTTACGTCGATTATATAGGATTATATCTCTGGCCATAGTAGAAGTTATTACAAATGTAAAAGCTTTCTTAATACGGCGCAACCTAAATTATAAAAGCCCCTGAGAGGGGCTTTTATTGTGTGTGTAGGGTATAACTAAAATTCTGCAAGCTTACTATTGGTCTGTTTCATTTTAAATTCTATTGCTTTAGAATCTAACCCCTCCTGGTACTTTACATTGATGCCAACAGATTTATGAAAAGCATCCAATGATTTCTGGTAATAGGCATTTGCGGTTTTATAATTGGAAACCTGATTGGAGGCTTCTTTTGCTACTTTAAATTTCCATTCGTCTCCCAAATCATCATATAAATAGGCTTTGATAAGATAAGCTTTACCAATATCACTTTCTTTAGCTATTAAAAAATCAAGATCTTGAAAGGTTTCATCTATCATTTCAAGCCTTGTTCCCTGCAACATCTTCATTTGTGCCATCAAGCTTTGAACCCTGATCCAACGATATTCCATATTAGTAGGATCTGCCTGAATCGCCTTACCTATGTAATTCAATACATACTGACTGGGAGCATCGTTTAAATGAGATTTAGCAAGTAAATAATTGACTTCCTCATTCCCTGGTTCGCTTTCTAATGCAATCCTTAAATATTTTCTCCCTTCTGAAGATGATGGATCATCCTGAAACATTCCCTGAGCTCTTTCAATAAGCTCTGGAACATTCTCCCGGATTGAAGCCTGGGAAAAAACCTGAAGACTTAAGAAGATGCTAAATAGTAATAGTAGTAATTTTTTCAATTTTTAGATTTAATTAGTGATGTGTAATTGCCCCCTATCGAAAGCTCTATTTTTAATTTGGCTTAATTTTTCGCGAACCGATGTATAATTATCGGCCATCTCTATAAGCCCCTGAATTTCCTTTACACTCTCATTAATGGTTTCATATCGCCCTCTAATGTGATCTTTCCTTTTGTATTTGGAAATCAATTCATAATTTTTAGCTTCAATACGACTCATGATATTTAATGCTTCCTGATTTATAAAAAATCTAAATCTATCTAAATCGAAGCTTCGAACTATTTCCACAATATCAGATTCCAGAGAATCATTACCATTAATGATAAAAAAAGTTTTTACTCCTTCCTCAAACGACTCCTTAAATTCTTTCCTGTGCTGAACATCCTGAATATAATCAAAAGATTTGTAAGCTTCACCCACATTGTTTTTTAACTCGTAAATTGAATACCCGTTTTTTATCTCATAGAGGTACCTGAGTAAATTTTTAACTTTATTTTCTAAGTCAGGCGGGGAAAATAGGTCATTGTTTATTTTCGTATCCTGTTCAGACTTTTCAAAAAGTGGCTTATAAGCTTCCCATAAGGCATCCTTTTGTTTTTGCTCTTTACTTTTTCCAAAAAGTGATGATAAAAAACTCATTAATTATTGCTTTTAGGTTAAAGATAGACATTTTAATTAGTTCTCCGGAGGATTCAAAGTAAACCTTGCTTTTGCCTGGCACCAGGTTTCACACTGGTTCACATCCTCGCAGGTGCAGGGAGGTAGTTTATGCCGTATTTCTGCCTCTGCAAAACAATCTTCCCAAAAATCCATAATACCGTCATAGTTCATTCCGTAATCCAGTAATATTTTATTGATCCTGGTAACGTCTTCCCTAAGCGCATCCTTCGGTTCTTTGGGGGCCCTGTTTTTTCTTCGATAGTTCTGAAGCGCGTAGGCAGCAATAATATAAAGCCCGGTCAGGATTACTGCTATGACGATAGTTTTAGTAATCCACATATAATATTCGTTTCCCATAATTATTAGTATTGAGTATTGAGTTTATTCCCCCTTCGGGGGCTAGGGGGATTTTATTGGGCATATCCAATTACCGCCGGGGCGCCTTGAATTATCAGGCCAATTGTCATGGCAATACAGCCGGCAATAACAAAGCCGGTGACGGCTCCAATAACGATCTTACCAAGTAGGTTGAATTCTTCAGTGAAAGTTGAGTAATGTAAAATTATGTGTTTCATATTGTTAGTATTGAGATGTTAGTATTGAGATTTTTTAAAATCCTATTTGTTTTGAAATTTCTGGGGTAAATCCACCTGCTTCTTTCCATCTTTCAAATAGAAGGTGATTGACTTCTATTTGTTCCTCATTTTCTGGTGAGGGTAAAAACCGGTGCCACTTGCAAAGCTGAAATCGACTCGCAGTTTTGGCTTCTTCCAATGTTGGATAGGACATTTTACTCATCTTTTAAAAAATTGGTTGGACGTTCAGTTAACTTGAAATCATACACAAAAACGAAAGGATTGCCGTCCCATGATTCTTTCCCGTTGATTGATTCCCATAGAGATTCAAAAGACCAAACGGCATCAATATCTGTGTGTGCAGCTTCGGGATCGGTATACAGGATGTAACCAGTTGACCCAAAATCTGAATGCTTTTCTACACCTTCCGCAATTGCATCTTTTTCTGAAATATCATTAATCCTTTCTACTCTTACATTAGTACACTTCAGAAAAGTCCGGCAAGCTTCTTTCGGCATAAATATGGAAGGCTTCCAAGTCATTCTTTTGAAAAACTCAGGTTTAAGTTCCTCCAATTCTTTCTGCTTGTAGAGATAAGGATACTCCAAATCATCGCTATACTGCCAAGTTTCACGCAGCCAAATAATATCCCCAATTTGATATTTTCCAAAGGATGCAAGTCCAAGGTAGCTGCTATTGATTTCGACGACAGAACCAGTAATTTCAACCCCTTTCTTTAACTGAAATGAATATTCACCATCGCTAACTATAGGCTGTGGTTTAATTATCCTTCTGGTTTGGGTTTTCCGGTTTTCCAAAATGGCAGTAACCATCGGCGTACTAAATAATATTGGTCTGATTTTCATATTGATAGTTTTATTAATACTCATTATTGTAATATTCCTGATTGAGATAGGTAGTGGCGTGGGCCTTTTGAACACCCGGAGTTAATCGCAGATTATTGTCATACCTTTTTATAGCCATTAAGGCCTTGATCTTATTGGCCGTGCTGAATTTCTTCCAGATATTCTCGGCCATTGGTTTTTTACCCACTTTATTGTCATAAGCGTTCCAGAAGGATTCAAATGAAAGGTCTGGATCTATCTTGTTGATCTCTAGCTTGGAGGTGATCTCCTTATCCTTGAGCCACAGGATCTTCATTAAATTATCGGTAGTGGGAAAGTTCTTGGCAGAAAAAAGCCAGTGCATTTGATGACCGCTCAACTCCCCCTCCAGTATTGTAAAGGAGAATAACGCGCCGTTTAAATGGTATTTAAATTGCCATAAAACGGGGGTTTTTCTTCCTTTTACCGTGTAAGTAATGTATTGCTCTTCCATTACAAAAGAGCTTTTAATATATCCAGTGTTTGATACACCGGAATTTTGAGATCAAAAGCGAGATTCTTCTCAATTTTTGCCCCTTTGCTCCCTTTGGCGCAGGGTAGTATGAAAAGCGCGTCGCAGTCCATCATTGCCTTAATACACTTTTTCATTGCAGGCGCCCAGCGGCTTTTAAAATCGCCAACAACTTCTATGGGATTGACAGCTTCAAAGCCCAGGGCTTCAATTTCTTTCTGGGCCATTGCAAATTTGAGGGCGCAGCTGTGTATAGGTTCCCCGGTTACTTTCCCGGCTATGTAAATTTTTTTCATTTTAAGGGGGTTTTATAAGTTTTCTTTACTACTTCAAACACGCATATTAGAATAGCGCCGAGATTCTTATTGGTATGACGTATTTCAAGCCTTTCCTCATCGCCGTACATTAGAACAACATTTATATAGCTATTGTTAATGAAGTTGGCATGTATTTTCCATTTTCCGATATGAATTTCATTGTCGGAATTAATCGCCTTTTTACCAAATTCAGCTTGAGCGATCATCCACAAACCATCCATTATCATTTTCCATTCATTTCCAAGTTTGGGGCGTACCCCTACATCTTTCCAGTCTTTATTTGTCATTACGTTAGTTTTTGGTCAAGGTTTGCGATTTGCTTATTGAGCAGGGTACGCTGGTATTCGTTATCAACGGTTGGCACCTCGCTGTGCAAGTAGATTTTTAGCGCCCAGGCTTCGTGAAATTTAAGGGTGATCTTTGTTTTCTTCCGGGAGTCGAAAATATTTGCCTTTTTAATGCGGGACTTGGTTTTTGTGTCAAAGCTGTCTGCCAGTTCCAGGACTATTGAATGAACCACATTGTAGAGGGCTACTTGCTGGAAGGTTCTGCCGTATGCCTTTTGCAGCTGGTTATTAATACATACCAGCTCGTCGCTGCTTAGAGTAATTTCTATTTTCATCTGTTCTTCTTTTTTAGGGCACGTTCCAGCATTGTTATAACCGTGCTGCGGTTACGCTTTTTCTTTTCATCCTCCAGGGAGGCTTCCAGGTCTTCTTTGGTGGATCCGAAAGAAAGGGAGCATCGTATGTCTTCAACGCTGCCTCTGTTATTTATCAAAGATGGTTTTTTCATAATACTGCGTTTACATTAATTGAATAATTGGAGATGTCGATTTGTATATCTTCAAAAGTCATTTTTTCAATCCGCTTGTTTTGCGAGTTCAAGCGGCCTATTTCGCTGCTTAGCTTCAATTTCTGATCATAAGAGGTGCATTCTTCCAGAAAGGAAACATACTCCTTCAGCAGCCGCTTATTTTCGTGATGTTTGGATTGAGAAGTCATTACAGTTCTTTAAAATCTTTTTCATAAGCCGCTCTCATGAAATCAAGGGCTGTGTAAGCCGTTTCCTTGCAATCATTAAAAGGAGCGTCCTTTTCCCTTTTTGAATATTTTTTAATGCGAGCCATTGCCTTTTCTATATTGGTTACTTGCTCCCTTATATGCTGAGCTTTATTGAATGTTTGCATATCCATAATTAACAGTCGGTTTCAGGTTCGGTTAAATGCTGCCCGCAGCAAGGGCAAGCTTGCACGGTAACTTCACAGGTACAATTTCCTCCCAGGGTTATAGTGTGCGGCGGGAAAGGATGCGTGCAAGGCTTTTGCTCCCCCTTCGGGGGCTGTGGGGATTTCATCATTTATATTTTTTGCCAAGCATTTGTTCCAGGGCAAAAATCACCTTGCTCACTTCCTTTGGTTCCATAGCTTGTAATGGCTTTTGCACGGGGGATCTAAAGCTTTTTAACCAATTGGAGAGCCTCTGTAGATCTACAAACCTGGGATTAGCATCTTGCACCCAACCCAATTGATGGCAAAGGCTTAAAACATTACTGTGTTGAGTGTTGTTTTTATCGAAAAAAGCCCAATTGGTTGTTAAGGAATTAATGAGGTCGTTTGCCTGGATCATACTAAGATCAGAGGCGGCTACTTTGGTTTGATCCCCGGTAATGTGCTTTACATGCACGGCTTCAGTATCACTGTTATAACAAAATAATTTGTAGAGTTGCTTTCTTTGTGAAGTAATTGCTTTCATAATGAATATTGAATTTTTTATAATGAATAATCCCGTTATAGAGTGTAGATGACCTCGATTTGCTTTGCCTCTGAGTTCTCGATCATCTCAAGGTATTCTCCCAGAAAACTGCGTTCAGCATTAGTAAATTGAACACCTGGATCACATTGCCAATGGTCGTTCATATCCTTAAAAATAAGTTTGCCATTTACCCGAACAGCATCTCCTTCCGGTACGATTTTTACTTTTCCGGAAGGATAACGGGGTTCATTGTTACCGGCATTAATACTGGCTATCTGGTTATCAAGCATTTTTTGAGTTTCGCTATCCATAATTACAGGCTTGAGAATTGAAGGGAAATATCCTGGTACTTGCCTTTTTCATCTTTGATGTACAGGCGGCAATACAGAGCGGTACTGGTTACCCTTTGGCAGCCGTCCAGCTTATCAAATTCTCCCATTAGGTTGTCGTCTCCCAATTCCCTTACCTGCCTGCGTGCCTTCGCTAATAGCTTAGGGTCATACTCGCCGCCGGAACCTTTGATTAAAAGACTGTCCAGGATGTTGTATAGCCCTTTATTACGAGGTGCAAATTTGGTTTTGAAGATCTCTTTGATCGCGTTAATGTGAACTATCGCCTCATCGTTAAATGAAAACCGCTCCTGGCGATCTACCGTCACCTTCACGGTATCGGCTGTATTCTTCAGGCTGAAGGATTTTGTTTCTTTAGGGTCCTTTCCTTCAATAAGGAACATGCGGTCATACAACTCGTTGGCGTGAAGTATCGCATACTCCTTGAGTTCCTTCATTTCATTGTGGATTTGCAGGAACTTGGAGGAGCTGTGTTTCAGGAAGTTGTTTTTATCGGCTTCATGCTGATCCTTTTCAACCGAAAGGGCTTTCTTTTTGGCACTTCTTTTTTCGGCCAAAAGATTTTCTAATTCAACTTCGGTAAGCTGGTCAATGGTTTTGACCGGTTTTGGGGTTGTGGTTTCTGTATTCATTTTAATTATTTTTAAGAGTGAAATTGATTTCGATGTGTGAATTTGATACGTCTATGGTGATATTTTGGTTCCAGGCTGTAGCCAGGTAAATAAGTTGAATTAGCTGTTCCCCGGAAAGGCATTTTACGTTATATAATTTTGCCGATTTTATAATTTTTTCAGAAAATTCAAATGATACAACAGGATATCGCTCTAGTATTTCATTCAGGGATTCCCTGAATAATCCTTCTTTAATTTCTTTAAATTTAGCTTCGGAAATTGGGGTAGTTGTATTCATAGTTTGTTGTTTGTTGTTTATTGTTTATTGTTCCCCCTTCGGGGGTTAGGGGGCTTTAATATTTAATTTCTTCTTTTATCCAGCCGGTATTTTTAATGACCATCTGGATGTGTTGTACCTTTTCTTGCAGGTGGTCAGGTATTTTATAGCCTCCGCAATTTTGATAAGGACTATCGTTTTCGATGGCAGCTATTTTCTTAATATGGCTAGCGCACTCCTGGTGAATACATATACGTTGACCAGATGTTATACCGCCGTGTTCTTTAGACCAGCCAAGTACTTGCCTTAAGTTTTCTAATTCTTCAAGTAGACCTTCTTTCATACTTTTATAGTTTGGAGGTTTTGTTCTTCCATTTCTTGAGCTTTCATGGCATAATAGCTGAGACGTTGTTTTTTAATTCGCTGTAGCTCGTGACCAGGATTGTCTGTAAGCCATTCGTTGAGATCTTTTAGTTGGTTTTCTATGTATAGTTTATTTACTCTCATGTAGCTTTGTAATTAGGTTTTTGGTTAGTGATCATTTTAAGTAAGGAGTATGGTTGCATATCCAGGATAACATCTGGATATGTCATTAAGATTTTCTGAACTTCATCAGGATCGTTAAGCTGTACCAGGTCTTTATTGTCTTTAAGGAATTGCTTCTCTACGTGCAATTGCCACATATCACAATACCATTTTAAAATACCGTCATGTTTAACCAGTACCTTTGCACTCATATATTGCTTTTGGGCAGTAATTGTACACCAGTTCATAAAATTGTCGAACCTCCAGCCATCGTACATTGGATAGCGAAGTCCTGTAACTTCTAATATTGATTTTGTTTTAGTCATTTGAGGTGGAGTTTTTAATTTCGGTACCGTGATAAAGCATTGCTTTTTCTTCATCTATCATTAAAGATCCTCCCGGACATCTCCCGGAGACAAAACAGGCCAATCCCTGTACCCTTATGATTATTTTACTTAACCTCTTGATCATCCTTGCAGTGGATGTGTAAGGTTCATTTCGCTCTTCGTGCGCAATAAAAATTAACAAGGTATTTGGATGACGGCGCCAAAACTTTTGGAATCCACCATAGGAGAGCTCGTCTTTATAAATGGTGACATTGTCAAAAAATACCACTTTAGGAGCTTCCCTTTTTTCCAATCGTTTGCTTATTGCTTCCAGGGAAGTATATTCACAAAACTTAAGGGAATCATTGTCCGGTTCCAGATTTGCGCGTTTCATGGCATCTATAAATTCCTTTTCCAATCCTTCCTCTGCGCTCACGTATAGGGTAGATTCAAACTCACTTATATAATCTGCCAGTTTAAGGGAGAACCAGGTTTTACCGTTCTTCTCTGCACCGTAGACGATCCATACACCATTACGGGTTACATTGCCAAATACATCTTTCCAAATGCCTTTAAAATTAAATGTTTCGAACTTTTTGGAGTATGCTGTGCGAATATTGAGGGGTCGCTTCATATTTTTAAGCTTGTATTTGAATGAGGGTTTTTAAATGGCGTAAGCTTCTATGCTTATTCTCGGTCCTATCATAGCATTGATTGACCAGTTTGTTAATATTTTTTGTTACCGAATTTGCTGAAGCAACATCACCAATAAGTTGGGTGTAGAAACTCCTTCTGTCATCAATCCCGTTTGGGGTAAGTGTGATAAACTTTTCGCTGAACCTGGAGAACAATTCCGCAAAACCAACTTTATGATTGTTGATCCCTTTTTTCATTTTAGCCTTAAGGCCATCTGCACCCATCATATACCAACCTACATTCCCTTCAGAAGCATTCCACAGCTCTTTAATGATCATTAGAGTGCTATACTCCAAATCGCCGCCTTCATCCAATACGATCAATGGCTTTTCCAGTACACTTAATGCATATTTAATATTTGCTTTTACTTCATAGTGTTTTCCATTATCATCTACTCCCAGGGTTCTTGCAAGCAGCCTTACAAAGTGAATTCTTGTTTTTGCCTGGGAACAATCTATATAGAAGCCATTTTTTAGCCTTATGATAATATGTTTGGCACAAAATGTTTTGCCAATCCCGCAGTCATCTACAAGGATCATGCTTTGTGAAGTTGCCTGGCATTCATTAAGGTTATCCTCGATCTCTGAGTACACTACGGTTTTAGCCACTCTCCAATTATTAGATCTGAGTTCTACCTGAAGCCGTCTTCCAATATTCAACCAATTGGTATCACTTAAAATGCGTTCTGTCTCACCGGATTTGATCCTACTGAAAGCAGCTGCATTAATTCCAAGGGTTTTGGAATAGGCAGCATCAGAACCTCCGTAGTTTTCGCGGTCCTTTAAAATGGCAATTCTTACCTTTTCTTTAAATTCTGGTGGTAAATTCATACTTTTGTTGTTTGAGATTAATTATTAAAATTTGATCGCCAACTACCACCCTGATATTCTTTAGGTTGATAGACAAGGGAGTCTTCAGCTTCCTCCAGGTGATCATCAAAAACTTCAACCTCTTCAGGGATTGGAGTTTTTTGTTTTCTAAGTCCAGGTATCTGGAATTTATTATTTAGGGTTCTGGGCGCACGGTTAATTATTGATACTGGCTCCAGTTCATTTTTTCGAAGTTTTTGGTAAGCTCCTATAGTGCGCACGTAAGCATCCATTAACTGCATTTGCTTTTTCTGTTCTGGAGTACGCTCGATGGATGCACGGTTTGGCCTTGGCTTTTGGATTGCCTCACAGATGTATTGATCCCCAATAAAAACAAAGGCTTTAAAAACTTTCCCTTGATTGTCATCTAACCAGTAGATATCAATTTCTTTAGTCTCGGTTTTTCGCATCAATCTTAAAAGCTCCTCCCCACTTGCAATGGATTCATCATTTCCCAGTAGATATTCCCCACGTTGTAGTTTTATGATTCCTGCATTACAGCTTGTTTCGGTTTTATAACCTAAGTGAGGGATAATGGCTTTGTAGTTGGTAGGTTTAAGATCTGGATTCTGATTTTCCACAAAATATTCCCATCTGGTCATTTCAGGAAATAAGGCGTGGGGCATGTTATTCCAATCCTGAAGATCTTGAAGGCTTTCTTGAGTTAGCCTATCATAAGGAATGATGGTTTTTCGTGCAGATCCTGCCTGGTTGGATTCACTTTTCGCAAATGGACGTGCTAACCAGCCTACACGCTCTTTTTCAATTTCGTACCTCAGTTTACCAAAGTATCTCTCAATTTTCTTTCCCCTGGCATTGTTCGATTCAATTCTTACATCCTGAAACATTGCACCAGGGCGTAGAAATGTATTTTTGTAGCTGCTATTTAAGGAACTTTCACATTCTAGTCCGTCTGGAAGGTTAAAGCCCCATTCGTGATAATTTCTAACTAATTGACGGTAAAAATCCAAGATGATGCCTTCTTTGGTTTTTCCCCAAACAAAGCATGTAAAGGCTTCGCTTGCAAGATCTATCCCATTGTAAAACCACATACGTTTGCCCTTCTCGTATTCAAAAGGAGGGTTCCGGTCATCAATAGAATAAAGAGATCCTGCAAACTCCGGACGCTCAAAAGAGTGGTGAGGACTAAATTTGTTGATCAGTTTTTGTCGGTCTCCAGATCTGGCAGCTTCATTACCTATCTTGTTTTCCCATCTGCTCAAGTAATTAGCTATGGTAGAAGTTCCTATCTGGTTGTAATCTTTTGGGTTGTAAACCTCTCCAGTCTTATTACTGACAATTTCCAGGTACCCATTTAAGAATGCTTCATATTGTCGGGCAATTTCAGTAGATGTAGGCTTATGTTTTTGGGTTCCGAATAGATCGTTCAGTAATTTCTCTTCTTTGGAACTTCGAACCTTCAGCGCATTTTTATTGGACTTGTATTTTTTAACAATTCCCTTATAACCTTCAGCTTTAAATGGTTTTAATGCATCATCAATAAAAGATCTATAACTGCGCGGTAAGGTGCAGAAAAACGTGTCTGGGGTTTGTAGTTCCTTTAACTCGATAAAGCTCATAGCATCCTCCCAAAGGCTTGTATTGATCCCTCTAAGAGATCCGGCTTTGTTCAAACGTTCTGTTCGCCTGGCAATCCCTAATTTTAATACGGCCTGCAAAATGCTTGCATTGATAATGTGTTTATCCTGGGCATCCAGGCTAAGGGAATCGCCATCTTCGAATTTGAAGGTTTCGGTATAAAACCGAACAGCCTCAGGATCTATCTTGTAATAATTCTCTAAGATGTGATCTGGGATACGTGGATCTACTAATGCTGTTTGTATTTTTTTGGGAAGTGTGTCAAATATTACCAATAGTTTTCTCCCGTTGCCACCTAATTGAAAACGTTTAGGGCCATAAGGTTTTTCCTCATGGCGCTTTAGTTTCTTTTGAAGAGCTCCGTAAGTCCTAAAATGATTAGGCACAAGCTCTTCCTCGGTCACTACTAAAATATCTCCAATGAAATATGGCATGTTACTTTTCGGGAGTTTCGGGGGTTAAAAATTCGGCCTGATGTTTTAGATCTTTATAAATTTTCATAGATAAAGGAGAATTTATTTCTCGAGAGCCATTTACAATCTGCATGACATAAGTTGTACTACAGGAATATTTTCTTGCAATAGATGCTTTAAGACCTTTCAATAGGTTTTTTTCTTGATCGCTAAACTCTGCTATCATTTTTTGTTTACATTTGTTTACTAACACTAAACAAATATAAAGGAAAGTTTTCTAAATAATCTAAACTTTCTAAGAAAACTTTCTAATTTATGAGTACAGTTGTTCAGAAATTAAAACAATATCTTGAAGCAAAGGGGGTTACGGTTAGTAAGGCAGAGGCTATGATAGGTGTATCTAATGGTTCACTAGCAAAACCATTCAATCAGAATAAGACAATAAAAACCGATACTTTAGAAAAGTTTCTAAAAGTGTTTGACGATTTGAACCCAGCATGGTTGTTTGAATTTAAGAATGAGCCTAAAAAAATGATACTTGATATTGTGAACGATTCCACAAGCGTTTATAAATTGAGAACTGATAGGGACATAGACCAGCAAACAATTCCATTGTATAATTTAGAAGCATCAGCCGGGTTGGTAGATCTATTTCAGCAACATAACAAAACTGATATTTTAGATACTATAAGAATTCCAAACTTGCCAAAATGTGATGGAGCTATTTTTATTACCGGAGATAGTATGTACCCACTATTAAAAAGTGGAGATATTGTAGCTTATAAGGAAATTCAAGATTTTAAAAATGAAATTTTCTGGGGTGAAATGTATTTGATATCAATTGAAGTATCCGGGGAAGAGTGGGTAAGTGTTAAGTATATTCAAAAATCTGAAAAAGGAGAGGAATATATCAAATTGGTCTCCCAAAACCAAAATCACCAGGCAAAGGATGTTTGCCTGGATAAAATAAGAGCTTTAGCCATTGTAAAGGCAAGTATCCGTATCAATTCTATGAGTTAATTGCACACTTTTTTTTGTGTGGTTGTGTCTTCTGTCATTACATTTCAACAATATTACTATTACTGCCCTGTTTTGTAGCTATTTAGCCTATTTTGGGGTTTATTTACACTTGCATTAAGGGGGTGTGAGTTTTAATAAAAGGCATTTATAATACTATTTTTTGAATTTAAAGGGTATGGAATTCCCCTATTTTTACACGTAGATGTCCACCCAACTGTCCACCCAACTGTCCACCCAAAATTATTTTAATGATTTTTCAGCTATTTTACTTTTTAAAGGAGATGGTCCAGTAACTCAATCTATTTCTATTGATTTTTATACAAAAAAATAGCCCACAGAGGGCTATTTAAAAGGATATAGGTACTTTAGCAGGGTATTACCACCAAATTTGGTAATTAGTTCTTTACAATAGGTGTTTAAAGGTAATTGCAATGGTATTTAAATGGCAGTTAATTGGTATTTAATGCGGTATTCGATATGATTTTAAAAATCGACAAAACACACGCTCAAGGCCTATAAAATATAAGATTTTCGACCAAAATATACTAATGTTTTATTGTTGTATTTGTTTTAAGGGGCATAA